CCTGCCATTATCGCAGCTGTTGGTGCGTTAGGCTCTGCATTAAAAAGCCAAATAGAATCTGGGCAAGGTGCTTTGGGGTTTGCAGATGGTGGTATTGTTCCAGGAGCAAACAGAGGTCAAGGCGATACAGTCCCAGCCATGTTGACTCCTGGAGAATTAATTTTAAATCAATCACAACAGGAAAACCTCGCAAGGGGAATGAGTGGCATAACTATTAATTTTAATGGGGCGATTACTAATGATGAATATGTGAAAGATTTTATTATTCCAGAGATTGAAAAAACTATCAGTCAAAATCTCGCATAATGGCTTTAACTCTTCCAGACTCTTTTAAAAACCACTCAATAAAACAAAACTGGTTATTTCAATTAAATTATGGTAGTAGTGGAAATTTTACTGGAGTTGCTTTTTATGATACAACAGTAGAGTCTGTATTTTATCATGGTAGCATTTTAAACAAGCCAAGCATTAGAGAAAGCATTGATTTAAAAACGAGCAAAGCTAAAACAGGAAATGTCTCAATTACTCTCGCAAATTTTTTATACTTAAATAAAAATTTTTCTGAGGAAATTTATGGAGGGACTAGGGACTATATAAATAGAACAGTTAAAATTTACATTCAACCAGAAGATGTTACTGCTTTAAGCGATTGTTTTTTAGTATATACAGGAAAATTAGTCAACATATCTCACACAATAGACACAATTAAATTATCTATTAACGCTCAAAAACCTTGGGATGGTGTGGAGATACCACAAATAAAAACTGATAAAAATAATTATTTTCCAATAGCTTATGGTTCATACACTCCTAATCATGAAACTGTTTCATTAAGCACAAGTTCAGATGATGATGATTTTAGAAATAGGAAAACTCTTTATCCTATTCCCATTCAAGAGAGAAGAGGAGAAATAATATTTGCTTTAACTGGAATTACAAGTATTTCTTCAGATGCTTACCCTCATTACTATGATAAATCAGTAGATAAATTTATTCCATTATCTCTTGATGGTTCTACTTACAACACAGTAGATGAGGCTAATGAAGTTTATGGAGATGGTTACGCAGTTAGATTTCATCAAAAAATGACAAGAAAAACATTAACAAAATTAAGCGAAAGAATATCTAGTGATACTGGTTGGCAATCAAACAACAATGCCTTTAATGGATTAACTGTTGATACCAGTTCATCAACTCAGTTCACTTTTGATGCAGATTTTACAAATGGGACAAGTAGACGAATAAAATTTAAGATGCCACAATTACAAGGCTTTCCATCTCTTTTGCAATTCCATTATTTTTTAAGTGGGACTGGGAGCCTTTCCTTGGTTTCTGGCTCTGGTCAAATTAGAGTAAAATTAGTTGATAAAACATTTGGTACTGATGAAACCTTGGGTTATTTAAATTTTACTGGAACTGGAACAAGTACAACCCTAAAAGAAAGTCCAGGAAATACAGATATTTCAAGCGTTGCACTGGTTTCTTCACAAGCAGATAGAGACACAAATTTTTTATCAAGCAGTAGTGGTTGGGGTGCTGATTTTGATTTAGAAGTTTTACAGACCTTGCAATCTGGAACTTTAGATGGAAATTTAGATATTACCTTTAATTTATTTGATGTTGTAATAGAAACTGTTAATGAACTTGATTTTAGCAACACAACTAATGGTGGGAGCAAATCAGACGCTTATAAATTTTTAGATGATTTAGATTTTGTTTACACAGGAGCAGATGGATTAGTTGACAATGGTTGGAATAGTAATTCAGCTATAACAGAAATCCATGAGGCTCATAGGGACTTATTGCATAGATTCACAAGCTATTCAAATTCAAACACCCCTACAAATTGGGGAAGTGGCACAAATTTAAACTCCATAAAAGATTGGCGAATTAGGTACTGGGTAAATGAACCAACTGAGTTAATTAAAGTTTTAGAGAAATTACAATTTGAAGGGGGTTTTATTTTCCGATTTAATGGACAAGGTGCTGGGGAATATATATTTATTCCAGATAGCATTAGTACAGATCATACATTAACAAAAAATGACATTGATGATTTAAATATTTCCCTCACTCAAATGAGTAATATTATTACTAGCATGGACATTGAATATAGAAAACACCCAGCAATTAGTGGACACATGACAAGCGTTTCAGCTACCAACTCTACCGCAATAAGTGATTTAGGTGTTGGCACAAACGAAAATAAAAAAACAATTAGGTTAGATGCTTACGTTGGGGATTCATCTAGTGAAAATGATATTCCTACATCTGCAACTAGCAATGTTAATGATGATTGGTTTTCTTATTATAATTCAATTTTAGGGGAGCAAAAAATTGAAGTTAGTGCAACTGTGGTTAATCCAATTTTTTATGGTATTGATGTTGGGGATTTTGTAGCGTTTGACTCTATGCCAATAGATGCTTTTGATCAAAGTTGGTCTGGCAAAAATTTTATGGTGATAAGCGTTACAAGGCAAATTGGCAAATTAAAATGTAAATTTAGAGAGATATAATGGCAAAAACTTTTTATTATGATTCATCAAACGCTTTTGGTTTAACATTATCAGAGGGCGTCTTTGCAATAGGTAGTGGAGTAACAGCTTTTAGTGCAACAAACTCAGTTAGCAATCAAGAAAGGTTACTTGATCAAAGCACCAGTCTTGCAGTAACTAGCTTTCAAAACGTAAACAACGACAATGGGGATGCGATTGTGATTCCATTTGGTTCAAATAAAAAAATAGATTTTTTAGCAGTTTACATGAGTGCATCTGAGTCTAATGATTTAAAGTTTGCCAGTGAAAATTCTACATCTAATCAATATACAGAAAGATTACATTTTAGTTCAACCATGAGTGCAGGTTGGAATGTTGGAGAGTTTACAGAGGCAACATCTGATAATTGGATGCTATACACTTTTAATGGGGATTTAGATAATTTTACAGAATTTATTACTGGTCAAAAGCTAGTTTTTGAAGTGAATCCAGATATAGGAATTGTAGAGGCTGAGTCATTTAACACAGAAATAAATGAAAGTATTGGAGGCGTTGAGTATAGCGTTAAAACAGGAGAGCCTAAGACTACCATCACTTTAAGTTTTTCTTCCATTTCTGCCACATTTAAAAGCGATTTAGAGGCATTGCAATCCAATGTTCAAGATCATAAGAAGTTTATATACTCAGAAGATGGGACAAGTGGAACATTTCACTATGTAAGATTAGATTCACCAATAGATTTTACAGAGTCATCTCCAAATAGATTTTCATGTACAATTAAATTAAGGGAGCAATTAAGCTAATTAATTAGTAAATTTTCATTCATGGGCATGGGTGTTAAGGTGTTTTTGCTCCAACATTTTCACCTTTGATTCACACACCCTTGCCCCCTCCTAAGTCTTTGTAAACCCTTATAGGTTTTTTTTAAAGTGTTTGCATTTTTCATTTATTGTAATTATTATTGCATAGTGAATCTTTATAAAGAAATAAAAAATGGAGCTAAAAATGAAATTTAAACAAGACAAAAAATATTCTTTTATATCTAAAAGCCAGTCTTTTAAGGTTGAATACGCATCTGATAGTAATTATCACGATTTACAATGCACTAAACCAATGATGCTTAATGAAATCCTAAGATGGGAAATCAACAACTACAGAGGCTTTTCAGCGTATGACTCTCCAAGATGTGAAAACAGAAATGGTCAGTATGTCAAAGCAAATTATGTTTTAACTCTTCAACATCAAACAGAGTGTCAGGGTAATAATGTTTGGATTACTCGTAGAGATAATGAGTGGTCATTTGAAACAAAAAAAGAAATGATGGAGTTTTTAAATAAATATATGGAATACATGGCAAAAGGCGAGAAAGATAAATACGGATATTATAATAATCAAGAATTTAAAATAATAGGGGGTAAGTAAGATGCAAAACACTCAAAAATCAAAAAGGTACGAAAACAATAAATGTTATTATAAAATTCCCAATGCTAAAAACATTGGAAAAGAGATTGCATACTTTGATAACAAGCCAATGCTTTTAGTTGGTTTATATAATGATATAACTGATAAAGGGTATGGTAACACCACTCCAACAAAAGCTAGGTGGATTTGTAACGCTTATGGTTGGTATTTCTATTATGAATCACAAGGGGGTAAATAAGATGCCAACTTGTATTAATTGTGACTTTAAATTCAAGGAAAGGCAATTTGATCTAGGAAAAAAAATGTGCAATAAATGTTTAGAAAAAGAACGCTACTGCATGGAGGTTGAATTTGAAGTTGACCCAAATGGGAATGGTTGTGACTATAATGTTTTAGTAGACAATAGCTTAGAGTGGTTATTAGAGGAATTTAAAGAGGCTAAGACTAGAGGTTTTCATACCAAATTAGGCTCATGTCCAAATATTAAAATATTAAGCGTTACAGATGTCTTAGATGGGGTTGAAATAAATCTTGATGAAATTAATTTAATGTTAGAGGAGGTATAATGCCAGTTCCATTTATAAAAAAACACAGCGAGAATCAATACCTTGAGTTAGAGTCTCACTATTTAAATTTACATTCTTTTTTAAAATCTTTGTTGACCATAACTGAGGGAGAAGATTTAGACTCCGATTCACAACGTCTAACTCACTTCAATGCTTTATGTGAAAGACTCCATGAGGGCATTGAAAGGTTCAACAAAATCACTAAGCAGGTTCAGGATTCCAAATTCAAAGGGGACTCCGCAACTACATCCTCATATCCTGAATCTGCCGAGGTGGTTATTTATTGTACCAAAGAGGAAAGAGATGACATTGTAGAGGCATTAGAAAATTATTCATTAATGTTTAATGATTTAAAAATATCTGATAGGTTTAAATTATTAGCGGTTGATTTGGAAAAATCTAAAAAGGGGGTTTAATGAGTTTTTATAATACAATTAAAGAGTCTGGAAATGAGTTGAAAAACTCTAATCAAAAGGCAAGATCACAAGAGGATTTAATTTATAGTTATTTTTTAACATTTGGGAAACCACTTTCTCCATCTCAAATATTAGAAAAATTAAAATTAAATTGCCCAATTACATCAGTTAGAAGAGCATTGACAAACTTAACTAATGATGAAAAACTTGTAAAAACTGATGATTTTGTTAAGGGTAATTTTGGCAAGAAAGAACATCTTTGGAGGTTGAGAACTGCACAAGATGACATTGACCCTAATCAATACACTTTATTTGGAGGTGAGTAATGAGATATTATTGGGAGGCATTATTTAGCGTAGAGTATTTTCCTTATTGGGAATTTACAATGTTAATGATATTGCTTTTAAATCTAAGTATGCTGTGGAGATTGCATAGGATAGAAAACAAGATGGATATACAAGAATCAATAAATGGCATTTTAGATGATTTACATATTTTAAATAAAAACTTAAATGATGCTTTAGATTATATTGAGGAGGATAAATGATTAGTGATTGTTGTGGAGCAGAATTAATGGCACTTGAAACACCATTATGCTCAAACTGTAGGGAACATTGTGAGGCACAAGAAGATAATAGCACAACTCACTATCCTCACAATAATGGGAGAGAGTATGTTTATCCATTAAAAAATAGAGTACAGTTAACTGAAAAAGAGTTGAGTGATATGATTGCAGAATTACACCCTCAGCCAATTAGGGAGGACAAATGATAGTAATGAACATAGCAGAGTGGATAGCAAATATCTTTATACTTGGGATTGCTTGTTTAATCTGGGCAATAGCAATATTTGGATTTATTACAATTTTATCAATATCGAATAAACTAATAAAGGATTTTATAAATGATTAACATGATGGAAAAAATTATAGATTGGTTAGATGATTACCTGCCAATTATAATAGTGCCATTAGCAATTTTATTGCTTTTGAGGTGCTTAATTCAAATAATAACATACTAGGAGGGATAATGGCTTTTTTAAAACTGAAGAAAGCGTATCACATGGATAAACCTTTGTCAATTCAACTGTTAACAGCACCATTAGATGTGGTTGCAGAGATGAATGATTTTGACACAATGGAGTACAAATTCAAGGCTAAAAATGTTGGCTCTGATTTTGAGACAAAAGAAAAAGGTTCATTTGCAATTAGAAACAATCAAGAGTTTGATTTTGTTATTTCAGAGGCTTTGTATAAAAGTGTAAGTCTATATGATAAAGACTCTATTATTAAGATTTTGATGAAAAAAACAGAGGAAAGTAAAGCTGGGTTTATATGGGATGTTAAGCCAATGAGTGCAGATAATGTGGTGCAAGAATCTAAAACAAATTCAGATACATCATTGGAAATAAAATGGGGTATGGCTTTTAATAATGCAACTAGGCTTGTTATGTCAGAGCATGAGTTTGATGGAGATGTTGCAAAGAGAGTTGAACTGATAGAAAAAATTATGCCTAGGATGTTTAAGATCGCTTGTTCTATGCCAAAGCATAACCCAGAAGAAGAACTGTTTTAATGCTTAACATTGGAAAAAGGTGGATGATTAGTTTTTATAGCAAATTACTTAGTGATGGTAAAATAAAAACAAATGGTTCAGCTTATAATAGATTGGTTCAGTTAATGTCTAAGTTTACTGATGAAAAAAAATCAAAAAACTAAACTCAATAAACTGGTTAGGGAATTTGTAATCCTTAGAGATAAATGTTGTTTGAGGTGTGGTAAAACTCAAAATCTCCATGCCTCTCACATTTATCCAAGGGGTAAATATCCCAAAATGGCTTATGATGTCAATAATGTAAAGGCTTTGTGTCTGGGTTGTCATTTGTATTGGTGGCATAAACACCCCATAGAGGCTAAAGATTGGGCAGAAAAGACGTTAGGCAAGGTAAGACTAAGGCAATTAAAAAAGCAGGCAAATACAATAAATAAAAACAAATTAATCTTTGAAGAAATCAGAGATGAATTACAAAAAAAATTGGAGGATTTAAACAATGTTAATTAAAGTTAATAAAAATGGATACATGAATGTTGGAGAGGTTTTTTTGGCGAAGAAAAAAAGCAAAGCATCAGCAGTCATTAAGTTTTATACTGGAATTAAATGGGTGTTGTTTAGAAATGATAATTATGAGGAGGTTGTTAATGGTGAGTTTCCTAATGAATTTTATAAAACAAGAAGTCAGGTTCCTGTTTACACAGCCTATAAAGACAATAATAAAACAAGTTATTTTTTTCCAAGAGAGTCTGAAAATGGTTCTAAGTACATTGTCTCTATACAAACAATAACAAATAAAAAGACTTTAAAAAAACACAGTCAAAAGTTTTACATAAATGATGGTTTTGATAGGGATTATAATATTGTTATGCCAACCAAAATCGCTAGAAATACGAGGAAATATTTATGAAGAGTAATGAATCTTTATCAAAAGTAGAGAAACTTCTTTTTAAATCACATTTACAAACTAAAGATGATGTTATAGAAATTATGAAATCTCAAATTGAAACATTTAAACAAATAAAGATGATTAATAAAAAGATAAGAAAGTTGGAGGAAAAAAATGGCTAAAAGGTTCATTGATACTAAAATCTGGGATAAGGCTTGGTTCAGGAGGTTAACCCCTAAAAATAAATTGATCTGGATTTACTTATTAACAAGATGTGATCATGCTGGAATTTGGGATGCAGATTGGGAGGCATCTGAGTTTTTCATTGGGGATTATGTTTCTTTTGAGGAACTACCAGAAGAGATCACATCTAAAATGAAATATATTGAGGGCGAGGATCAATACTTTATACCATCATTTATTGATTTTCAATATGGTGAATTGAAGGAAAATAGTAAACCACATTTGAGTGTATTAAAAAGATTAACTGAAAAGGGTTTGCATAGGGTATCAAATACCCTTAAAGATAAAGATAAGGTTAAAATAAAGGTTAAAAGCAAAGAAGAAAGGGAGATTGATTTTGCTGATATTGTAAAAAAAAAAGCAAAAGAGGTTGAAAACATATCAAGTGAGCAAATAAACAACTTTGTTTATTATTGGACTGAATCAAATGAGAATGGGAAAAAGTTAAAATTTGAAATGCAAAAAACTTTTGATGTAAAAAGAAGATTAATCAAGTGGCGTGACAACAATTTAGAATGGGGAAAGACAGGAAAAAAACAAGAAAAATCCTTTGAGTCAAAATTTCATAAATATCCAACTGGTTTATTTAAAGCATTTTGTTCTAAGTGTGGCAAAAGAGAGATGCCAGCTAATAAATGGCAATTAAAAGATGGTTCAAGTTGTTGCAGAGTGGAGTATGTCCCAGAAAAAATCTGAGCATATTATAAATTATATTTTAAGAAAAACTGACGAAAGGAACAAAAACAGTTCACAAAGGAAAGAATACAAAAAAACACAATACTCATTAGATAATACTATTTTTTATTGCAAACAATGTGAAATGGTTTGGAGCGATGTCCCTTATTGGGTTGATGTTAGAAAATACGTCAATTACCCTAAAAACATTGTGCCAACAATAGGTAAAAAAAGAAAAATTTGTAATGAGTGTAGGAGGTAAAAATGTCTAAGGAAAATCAAGAAAATTTATTTGGCGATATTGAAAATCTTAACTGGTGGAAAGATCATTGGAAAGATATGCCAGAATTTGTAAATAAAGATATAGAGCCATACAAGTCTATAAAAGTTCATTTTGCAACAAAAAAAGACATGGATGATTTCGCTAATCTAATTAGCCAAACTATAACTGATCAAACAATCTATATTCATTTACCTAAAAAAACATTTAAACCAATAGATTATTTATATATAGATGAGGAGGAGTGATGAATCCTAAATATCCAGTATATATTATTTCTAAAGGTAGATGGCAAAATCCAAAAACAGCTAATTGTTTTGAAAAATTAGGCGTTCCATATAAAATGGTAATTTACCCAAATGAATATGATCAATATTCAAAAGTAATTGATCCAACTAAGTTAATTGTGACACCATTTGAAGATTTAGGAGTTGGGGGAGTTCCAAAAAGAAATTTTGTCTGGGAGCATAGTATTAATATTGGAGCAAAGAGGCATTGGATATTTGATGATAATATTCAAAATTTTTATAGATTGAATAACAATGTTAGATGGCATATTAGCAGTGGTACTATTTTTAGGATTATTGAAAAATTTGTAGATCGCTATGAAAACGTAACAATGGCAGGTTTGAATTATATGACATTTGCAATTCCTAGAAAAAGATTACCCCCATTTTATTTAAATGATCGCATTTACTCAATGATATTGTTATCAAATCAGATTAAACATAGGTGGCGAGGGCGTTACAATGAGGACACAGATTTATCATTGCGAATTTTAAAAGATGGTGACTGTACTATTTTGTTTAATGCTTTTTGTGGCGATAAAACAGCTACAATGACTATGGGAGGGGGCAACACAGAAACATTATATGAAATAGAAGATGGTAGATTAAAAATGTCTAAATCGCTTGAGGAACAACATCCAGACGTAGTAACTACAATCTGGAAGTGGGACAGGTGGCAACACCAAGTAAACTATAAACCATTTAAAGTAAATAAATTAAAATTAAAAAAAGGATTGAAAATAAAAGACCAAGTAAATAATTATGGAATGAAACTAATAAAATTATAACCATTTAGTATACTGTTCAGACCCTAAAATACCATAATCTGGGATCGAGTAGTATTATATCCCATATTTATCAATAATATTATTTTTTATAAATAGTTAAGGAAGTGCTTGTATTTATCAGTTGTATTGTTTAATATTATATCGTGAATCAATTAATAAATAAAAAAAATGGAGTCAAATCATGAATATTTTTCAATCAATCAAAGGCAGATTTAATCAATTTTTAGCATTTGGAATAGAAATTGAGTTTATTTCACCTGTAAGAAGACATGACATAGTAAGTGCTTTAAGAGCTGCCAGAATCAATGTTAACCATACAGGTTGGACATCAAGAGGAAACAGAAGAACTGATAGTTGGGTGATGACAACAGATAGTACAGTTATTGGTCAAACAGGTTTTTATGGTGGAAATGAATTAGTTTCACCAAAATTATATGGTCAAGAGGGAAAAAGACAACTAAAAACAGTTTGCAAAGTGTTAAATCAAATAGGTTGCAAAGTTAATAAGTCTTGTGGTCTTCATGTGCATCATGATGTTACAGATGTTATGCTAAAAAGTAAGGAAGTTGTGGAAAAATATTTGCTAAATGTAATTAAGTTGGTCGCAAAATTTGAACATATCATTTACAGATTAGTTTCTCCATCAAGACTTATGCAAGTTAATGGATCATATTGGACAAGACCAGTAAGGTTGGTAATGGCAAAGCTAAATAATTTTGTAATAAGAAGTAACAAAGAGGTTAGCGATTTAATTAAAAGTAATATTAAGGATGATACTTACAGAAAGTATATGCAGGATAGCAGTTCTCCTCCAAGCATCACTCAAAGCACTAGATATTGTGGATTAAATTTTCACAACATTTGGACAAGAGGTTCAGTTGAATTTCGCTATCATCAAGGATCAATCAACTTTGATAAAATCTGGGCGTGGACAGTACTAACACAACTTATCATAACAAGTTCAATCAATAGAAAAAGCGTTAGTTTTACAAAAGTTCAAACAAATGAGCATGGTCTTTTTCATTTTCGCAAGGCTATTGGTTTCATTGGTCACAAGAATCAATGTCATGATGTGAAAACTGCGAACAAAACAATATGTGAGAGATTTAAAGCAATGACAACAGGATCAATGAATCTTTCAAGATCAAGAAGTGGTTTATATAGAACAATAACAAGAAACATGGAGGAAATTTAAAATGTGTGGATTAGCTGGAGTAATTTTAAAAAATGGGGATAGGTCTAAAAATGACCTATCTCTCATTACTAACAGTTTTGAAGAAATGCTAATAGAGGCTGATACTAGGGGTGGTCATGCTACTGGTTTTGCTTTAATTGACAAGAGAGGTGATTTTACAATTTGCAAGAAACCTAAAAATGCTTATAGTTTCTTAGAAGATAGCAATGCTCAGGAGTGTCTTGATTTAGTTTACAATGACATCACTTGTTTAATGGGTCACACTAGATATGCAACCCTTGGTAAACCATCAATCAACAAGAATAATCATCCTATTAGGGCAGGTAATACCATTGGTACTCACAATGGGTCAATCCATAATCATAAAGAGTTATTTGAGAAATATGAGATGACTAGATTTGCTGAGGTAGATAGTGAGGCAATATTCAGATTATATGAAACATCAAAAGACATTAAAGACTTTGCATTGAATAGACTGCCAAAGGTTAGAGGTAGGGTGAGTATTGTTTGGGCTGATGTAGAGTATCCAGAGTACATTTACATGATCAAAGGTAACAACCCTCTTGAAATGGTTTATGTTCCGAGGTTTGATCTTTATGCCTATGGTAGCACCCAACAAATAATAAAAGCAGGAGCCTGGGGCAAAATAGAGCCAATAGACATAAAACCAAACACTATGTTAAGGGTCAATACATCAACTTTTAAGATTAGAACAAAAACAATCAAGTTTCAAAAACCATTCGTAAGGAAACATTACAAGTTTAATTCTAGCATTGGAGCGTATGAAAAAACCCCCCATGTAAATAAAGTTGTTAAAAATTATGATCATACAATTAAAAACTTTGTACCAAGGTTTTCTTTTAAGGATCAAATGAGTTTATTTAAAAAAATAAAAGCCAATGATGGCTCAACAATCAAAAAGGTTAGATAATGAAATTATTTGTTTATGGAACATTAAAAAAGGGAGGGGTAAATCATTATAGTTACTTACAAAAGGTAAGAAATGGCAAATCCCTTTCAAGAAAAGAGGCTACATTTTTACAACACTACAAACTAAAACACCATGCCTTAGTTGATTTTGGGCATGGTTTTCCCTACATGATCCCAGCTAAAAATCATTGTGTATATGGGGAGATTTATGAGGTTGATGAAAAAACTATAAAGCGTATTGATGTCTTAGAGGGTGTGCCAAGTCTTTATGAAAGGAAGTTGGCAAATGTAAAAATAAACAATGAAATGGAATTGGCAGGAATGTATTACTACTTATCAAACATGACTCGTTTAGGCAATACTTGGAAGATGGTTAAAAATGGCTATTGGGATTTAAAAACAAAAGTAAAATACAAAATGCTAGTAGATGGTAAAAAGAAATACGACACTCCAGATAAAATTGTTTTTGACATGAGGTTTTTTGATGGAGACAGGACACCAACAAATAAATCCTACATGGAGATGGTAAAGGCTAGAAGTAAAAAAGACCTAGACACAAGCAATGAACATATTTTCCTAATGGATTGTATAGACTTGGGGATTGTAAAGGAATGGTTATAAATAATTCAATAGTCATTTTATAAAAGCATAATTCATTTATAAATTTTATAATAAAAAATTATAGGAGTTTTATTATGCCAATGGGCAAAGGTACTTACGGATCAAAAAAAGGTAGACCCAAGAAAAAGAAAAAAATGACCAAAATAAAGCGTGTCAAAAGAAAATAGAGGTATTGCATTAACAACGGAATTAGTTGGAATCAAAAACCTTAAAACAACTGGTAACTTTAGATTAGAGTTTGATGTTTATGAAATAGACACAGAAAAAGTTAAACAGTTAATTACTAAAATAAATAAAGCGTTTTCAATGGGTTTAGTTGAACATGACTGAAAAACAAACGCAAAACAAACGCCCAAATCATAAAGCCAATGGAGACTTTGAAAAAGGTAATACGCTTGGTAATAGATGGAAAAAAGGCGAGTCTGGTAACCCTAATGGTAGGCGTAATGCTTATACTGATCTAATAAAAGAGTTTAGCTACACCAAGTTAGGCGATAAGGAAAGGCGTGAGATAATAGTCTCTAAGTTGTTTCAATTAGCTGAAAGAGGTGATTTAAAAGCTATGTCTATGATTATTGAAAGGTTAGAGGGTAGAGCAGTAGAACGTCAAGAAAGAACAACTAAATCTGAACCAATACAAGTAATGGTAATAGATGATGGCTAAAAAAAGAAAATCTGTGGCAACTAGGATTGGTGCATTAGCCAGAAAAAACAAAATACCTAGATCAACATTAATGAAAGTTTACAGGAGGGGTCTAGGTGCAGCTGTTAGTAGTGGCACAAGGAAAGGGATGACACCTAGTAGTTGGGGAATTGCTAGAGTAAATTCATTTATAAAGATAGTAAAGGGTCAAAAAAGAATAAAACATGATCCAATCTTAGCAAGGCGTGAGCGTAAGCGTAGGCGTAAAAAATGAGAAAGAAACGCAAAATGAATAGGCGAGTAGCTAAAGATAAAACATATAAAACAGTTCCTAAAAAATATCTTACTGGTACAAAGGGTGCTAAACGTACTCAAAGAGCCAGAGACATAGCAAAGATGCAAAGGCTTTACAAACAAGGGAAAAAAGTTCCTAAAGCATTATTTAAAAGAGTGTTTGGATGATTAACTGGACTGTTAATACCACAAGAAAAGAAATATTAAAAGACAAAGCTAGATTCAAAGTAATTGTAGCAGGTCGCAGGTGGGGTAAAACAGTTCTAAGTTTAATGTATTTATTAAAAGATGTTTTTCAACCCAATGAAAGACGTTGGTTTGTGACCCCAACTTATAGGCAAGGCAAGATGATTGTATTCCCAGTTCTAAGGCAAATGTTTGCTGGATTCGATAATGCCAAATTAAATGAAAGTGAATTGAGTGTCATGTTTGATAATGGGGCAGAGTTATCTGTTAAAGGTGCAGACAATGAAAATAACTTGCGTGGAGTAGAGCTGACCAAGGCAGTAATGGATGAAATGGCTTATATTAAACCTCATGTATGGCAGGAAATCATTATGCCCATGTTGGCAACAACAAAGGGTGAGTGTTTGTTTATTGGGACACCAAATGGTTATGATGCTATGTATGATTTATATTTAAAAGGTCAATCAGAGAAAGAGTGGAAATCATGGCAATTTACTACACTACAAGGTGGATTTGTACCTAAAGAGGAAATAGAACTTGCTAAAAGAACAATGGATGCAGTTATCTTCAAGCAAGAATTTGAAGGGAGTTTTGAAACAACAGGAAACAGAGCTGCTTGGAACTTTGACAGAAATATACATTGCGTTAAAGCCAAGGAAGTTTCTAAAAAATTATGGTGGGGGGTTGACCATAATGTTGATTATAATACAGCTGTATTGGCTAGTGAGTTCACAGATGGCACAATTCATTTTTATAAAGAGGTTAGATTAAGAAATAGCAATACAGATGAACTAGGCTTGGAAATGAAAAAGATTGCACCAAATGTGGAGTGCTATCCAGACCCAGCTGGTAAGTCTAGGTCAACAACGTCAAGGCGTTCTGATCACCAGATACTTAGAGATCATGGATTTTTTATACGAGTAAAAAACAGACACCCCAGTCACATTGATAGGCTCAATGCTCTTAATAGAAAATTAAAAGATGCTGATGGTAACATTGGAATGACAGTTGACCCTAGTTGTACATATTTAATAAAAGATTTAGAACAATGCCAAAGAGATAAAAGAGGTGGGTTGGCTAAAGATAACATAGAACTAACACACAGTCTAGATGCTTGTAGTTATGCAATAGATTATAAGTTTCCAATTAGGCGTATGGTTGGTAATACAATAAAATGGTAGGTGGTTATGTTTAATTTTGGAAAAAGTGTAAATAGAAATATTATACCAGATTTAAGTGAACAAGCAGTATTACAAAGCGTTAAGGATGCTGGGGAAAACTATTTGGCTCAACAAGATTATAATTTAATGGAGTCATTAGATTTTTATTATAATCAAAATTTAGACAAACATATTGAGCCTTGGTTTGCTAGTGCATCATTAAGTCAAGTACCTCCATTTATAGGCTCTTGCGTTCCTCGATTTGCTAAAGCCAGATTGATGCTATACAAGGAAAATCCACAAAGGCTTATTGGTGGTGAGATTAATGATGACTACAATGAGGTTGCTTATAGATTGAACACAAAGACTAGGGAGTACGCTGAGTTGGCTTGGTTGCTTGGTTGTTGTTATATGAAATCAAGATACAATGAAAGGCGTAATAGATTAGAATATGAAATCCTCCCAGTTGTAAAGGAATATTATTTACATGGAGACACAGAGCCATTTGGTTTTAGTTATGAAATAGAAAGTTTAGATGCTACTAAAAAAAGATTTGTATTTTGGTCAGAAGATAGAGAAAATATGCCTGGATTACATTTTGAGTTTGATGAAAAAGGGAACAGATATTCAGTTAAAGATAATGTAGAGATGCTTAACCCTTATGGAATCAATCCTATATCAAGAGTAATGTTTAATAAATCTAGTTATGATGTCACTAGGGCAGGGTTGCATATTGCAATAGCAATGACTGAAATCGCTCTTTCAGTTAGATTCAGATTAGGGCAACCAGTATTTACTGGCATTGAAGAGGGGCAAGGAAAATTGACAGCTGGAATAGATAATGCTTATATATTACCAGAGGGTGCATCCTTTAGTTATGTTGCTCCAGGAGGTAGTTTGGTTGAATTAATTGAAGCAACAAAATCAATGGCTAATCAAGTTGCAGAAAACAACCAGCTTAGAATTAGATGGGGTGAATCTGGAGGTAATGCCCCAAGTGGTGAGGCGTTACGAATATTAGAAATTGAGAATCTTGAGGCAAGAAAAAGTGATTTATCTATTTTTAGAGAATGGGAGCAAGAGCGTTACAATATAGATCGAAGAATATTAGAAGTTCATAATGTTATGAACTTATCTGAGGATTATTCAGTTGACTTTGGCGAGGTGTCTTATCCATTATCTCCAAAAGAAGAAAGGGAAATGCTATCTTGGAAACTAGATAATAATATCATTAGCCAAAAAGATTTGTTGTTGTATTATAATCCTGACATGAGTGATGAAGAGTTAGAAACTAAAATGTCTGGAATCATGGAAGAAAACCAACAAGTTGCAAACTCTCAACAACCTCAATCAACTTTCCAAAGAATCTTAAATGGCTCAGGTACAACCAGCAGTCAATAAATTCACAAAAGATGTTCAAAAGCTAGAAAGGACATTTAAAAGAAACTTAACAAGGGTCGTAAGAAATTTGGGGGCGTTGTCTGATACGCAATTAATAAATGCTGTTGGGCAATTAAACCTATTTAATGAATTAATTAATTCTGGTTATGGCAATGCGTTAAACAATTTAGAAGATGATTACAGTAAGCTATTAGAACAAACCATAGCAGAAGCATCAAGAAGAGGAGTTACAGCGTTAAGTGGGGCAGGTTTACAAGGATTAGAAACATTAAAAGATTTAAACACTGCTCAATTATTAGGTCAAGCAAGAGGATTCTCAGATAGATTAACTTCATCTATTTTCCAAAACTTATATGGAGGAGTAAGCATTAATGACACAATAGATGCTATTGGAAACATTGGGTTGGCAGATTACCAATTAAACACAAGCGTTTACACAAGCATTAAAACATTTGATGATCTTGCTAGATATAAAGTTTTTGAGGGCATAGATGTTAAGTGGACTTACTTTGGGCCGCTTGATTCAAAAACTAGGGATAGTTGCAGAGCAACAATAGAAAATGAAAGAAACAATTATCCAAAAGGATATACAGAAAAACAAGTAAATGGAAGTGGCACACCCTTTGGATTCCGTGGAGGATTTAATTGTAGACACTCTTGGGAAATACATCCAGATATTTAATGAAAAAAGCAAAAGACATTACAACATTTAAAAGAAACCAATGGTTAATTCTTGGTGGTAAGTTAGTCACTAGGATATTACAAGACACTGACAAAGGGATTAGCCAAGATGGTAATGGTAAGCCTTTTAAAAAATATTCTGATCAATATAAAATAGTAAAAAAACAAGGGAGAGCCACTAGAAAGGGGGTACAGGCTAATAAACAAATATCGCCTCCTAACCTAAGATTAACTGGTGTAATGTTAAATTCATTAAAAGCACAAAAGCCAACTGATGAAAGCGTTGAACTAAATTATAGGGATGGTCTAAAATTTGAGGGAAACGCAAAAAAAGGGAGGAATGTTTATGGTCTTAATGATAAAAATGAACAGTTTGTTAGGGATTATTTTAGAAAAATTATTGACGATAGAATTGTAAAATTTAGTAAAAAAGATATTATAATAGATTTAGATGTTTAAAAAACCATAGATATAATTATAAATTTTAATAACAAAAGAGGAAGGCAGAATGTCTGAAACTACAACAGAAGCAGTGCAAGATAACGCACAAGAGGTGGCAACTGATAGCCAGAATGAAACACCAACAAACCCTGAAGTTGGTAATTTAATTGCAGAAAGCAAAAAGTACAGAAACAGGGCTCAAGAAATCGAATCAAAGTATGCTGAGTTAAAAGCACAAGTTGAAAAAGATAAAGAAGCGAAAATGATCAAAAATAACGAGCATAAAGAGTTGGCACAAAAGTATAAAAGCGAACTTGAATCCATTATGCCTGATTATGATAGATTGAAAAACATGGAAAACTCAAAGCGTGAAAGATTACTAGACTCACTTGATGAAGATTTAAGAGATCAATTAAAAGATGCAGATTTAACATTAATTGAAACTGTATCAAATAAATTTAAAAACGAAAAGCAAGAAGTTGTCTCAACAAGTTCAACTCCTGCTAGGGCAACAAACCCTAACAACAAACATTGGGTCGACATGACTAGCGAAGAGAGAAGAGCGAACTGGGGTGAAATTTTGCGTAACTCTATCAAAAGGTAAAAAATGGCAAAACATTATCAAGGATCAGCTGCAACAACCAGCACTGACCAACATTTTATTCCTGAGATTTGGTCAGAGGGTATCTACAAATATTTTGAAAGAAAAAGTGTATTTAGAGGGTTGATTGAAGATTACTCGGCTTTAGTAGGTTCAAAAGGTTTTGGAGATGTTGTTCATGTACCAGAAATCAGTTTAATTAGTGCAAGTGACAAGTCTGCAGGTTCAGACGTAAGTTATGATGCGACTGCAACAACAGAAACTCAATTATCATTAAACAAGCATAAGTATGTTGCTAAATTATTTGAAGATATACTGATGATACAGTCTGAAGCAGATTTAGTGGAAAAATATGCAAGAATGATGGGTGAGGCACTGGCTAGGCAACTGGATGCGGACATCTTTGCAGAGTTAGATGATCTTGAAGAGTCTCTGGTTTTAGCAACAGATGACACAATGACAGCTGCAGAGTTTGAATCTCTATTAGCAACGCTTGGTGAAAATGATGTCCCTTATATGGATGGCGAGTGTGCTTTAGTTGTAAATCCAACATTGTTTGCTGACATTCTTAACCCAGCTGCAGGAATTGCACAATATTTCATTAGAAATGATGCAGTAGGCGAGGGGAACAGAGGTCTAAGAACAGGATTAGTTGGCTCATTGTACGGAGTTGATGTCTATATGAGCAATACACTCTCAACTGGTGGAGATAATAACACAATTAGTGGCGTTATCTTTCATAAGTCGGCAGCTGTGTGTGCAGTACAACAAGAAGTTAGGGTGCAGTCGGAATATTCCATAGATGCCCTGGGGATGAAAGTTGTAGCTGATACTGTTTATGGCGTTAAGCGTTTAGATGACACCGATAATAAAAAAGGTATTAAAATAAGAAACGCTAATTAATAGCAAGTAACGAGTTTTGGGGTGTGGTTTTCCATGCCCCAAGACAAATGGAGTATAGATATGCAATACTGGGTTCAAAAACTAGGTGGAAAAATGGAAAGGGTTGAGGAATCTCAATTTAAAAAACACCCTGAAATCAAAGAGTTTTTAATTAATAAAGGTTTTACTAGGGTAATGAGTGAAACTGACCATACAGAGTACAAAAAACCCCTTAAAAAGCGATCTATGGCAAAAAAAGTAAAGCAAGTTGCTAAGAAAGTGACTAAAAAGAAAAAATAATTAGATAAAGCACGATCTCATTCACGCTTTGTCATTAGCTTAGAGAGGAAGAAAAAATGGCAGACCTACATAAATATTCAGTTCAAGAGGCATTAAATGTAACCCCAGGAGGAGGTTGGAGCGTAGCAAGTGCTGGGACTGCGGGAAGTTCAGCTGATGTCGCAAATACAACTCATAAATTATTAAACTCTGGATCAAACACAATAGGCGTTTATTCTGCAGTAGAAATTTATTTTAATTTTACCTCTTCAGAAACAAACGTAAATGCTAGTAATGATTTATTACTACCTAAAAACACATTGACATTTATTACAGTCCCAAGGTCATTAGGGAACACTATTTATTTTAATTACAACTCAACTAGCACAACAACAGGTGCAGTTAGAATAGTAGAGGTTTAAAGATGCAAAGTACAATGGTAAAGGCGATTGTTGAAGATTTTGGTAATGGTGGAACAATAGATGGAGATTTAACAATATCTGGTGATTTAACTGTATCTGGTGGAGGGTCGCTTAGTTTTGACGAGGTGATTGAAGGTACACAAGTAATAGATGTAACCAATACAGAAGCATTATTAGTCAGAAAAAATTCAGATGGTGGAGATGTGTTTGTCGTTGATACGCAAAATACACGAGTTGGGGTGGGAGTAACACCTACTACACCCATGCACATCAAAGTAGACAATAGTACAACTGATACAACAAATGGATTACTGATAGAACAAGATGGTACTGGCGATGCAGTTGCACAATTCTTATTAACTGGTACAAAAAGATACATGATGGGAATTGATAATTCAGATTCAGATAATTTTGTCATAAATACTGGTGCTGGTGATTTAAGTAGTGGGAATAGACTTACTTTTGATTCTGATATGAACGCTGTATTTCCAGGTACGCTTACAGTCAATGGTACACAAGTAGATATACAAAATGCCACAGCCGACAGACCTATTTTAAATATAGAAAATCAAAATGCTGATAATTCACCATCTGCAATACATCTTTATAAAAATTCATCAAGTCCAGCAAATAGCGACCAAATTGGTGACATTAGTTGGTACGCTAAAGATGATGGAGGAACTAAGACAAGATTGTTGTTGCTTAGAGGATTTCAAACAGATGTAGCAGCATCAAGTGATGATGCTAAACTGTCTATGTACACTGCAAAGGCTGGTTCAGAAGTTGAAACATTGACTCTTAAGTCTGGTGTAGTGCAGATAGGAACTGCTGGTAATGTAACCGATGTTCCATTAATGGTTAATAATAAAATTTTAATTCATCAAGATAGTGGTGGTGCTGGAGATTCTGAATTAACATTTGACAGGAGACATGATGGAGCGTATGCAAGAATACAAGCAAAAGCTGGGGCAAGTGGAGCGATGGGAACTGAACTCCACTTTGTTACAAAAACGGCTGGTGGTTCAGAGGGAACAAGGTTAGTAATAGATGATTATGGGAACGTGGGAATTGGCACACAAAATCCCGCAAGTGCTGCTGGGGCAAATGCTTTAGATATAATAGATACAAATACAAGTTCATCCTCACAAGGTGCATCTTTAAGACTAGGCTCTAATGATGGTGGAGCAATGGGAGATGATCACAGATTAGGTGTAATCAGCTTTAGAGGTTCTGAAGATGGTGCTGGTACAATGACTGAGGGTGCAAGAATTGATGCTATTTGTGATGCAGCTTGGAGTGCCACAGAAAATGGAGCATCTTTAAGATTCTTTACTACTGATGGAAATGCTTCTGAAACAGAACGATTAAGAATTGCATCTGATGGTGCTTTGACCATAGATGGAGTTAAAGTTACAACAGAAGGAACTAATCAGAGATTAAAATTTCACGGTTCTGGAGATAATTATATACTAACTGGGTGCTACGAAGATAATGGATGGGGGTATTTCAACAGTTATAATAATGCCAATGGAATACAGTTTTATACTGGTGCTGGTGGTTTTTATTTTAACAACGGAAATGTTGGAATTGGAATAGATTCAGCGGACACAAATCTTCATGTTTATAAAGCAAGTGCTGGAACAATTTCTGCTCATTCTGACTCTGTTTTAGCGGTTGAAAATAGTGGAAATACTGCAATAACTATTTTAAGTGGCAATTCAAGTCATGGGCAAATACATTTTGGAGATGATGGGCAAAATGATGATGGAGTAGTAGGATATGACCAAACAACTTCTAAATTTTATGTATTAACAAACCATTCTACTACTAAAAGGCTTGTAGTAGATGCGAATGGTAACACAGGATTTAATGTTACACCAGAAGCAGATTGGCTTCCTACAAGAACAGCATTACAAATAGGTGGTTCAGGTGCAATTTTTGGAGCAACTGCCGCTGGTGCTGGTGGTACTTTTAACATCGGGCAAAATGTATATTTTCATAGTGGGGGTAGTTATAGAAGGATTGATGAAGATGAAGTTAGTATGTATACGCAAAGAGATGGTACACACACTTTTAAAGTTGCTGGAAGCAGTACAGATAATTCAACTATAAGTTTTACTGATGTAGCAAAATTTGATATAAACTCTAGAATTTCACTAAGTAGTAATGATAGTGGTGGCACAGGGGGGGCAGATAGCACAAGTGCAAATACAGTATTTGGTTATTTAGCTGGAACTATTGACTCAGGTTCAGTTAGAAATACTTTTATTGGGCATAAAGCTGGCTTTGGTACATTATCAGATGCTACAGATAATACTTGCATTGGACATGGAACAGGAATAGAACTGAGTTCTGGTGATAATAATGTTCTGATTGGGAGTTATTCGGGTTACAATATAAATTCGGGGAGCGATAATGTTAGCATTGGAAAATCAGCGGGTAATGCTTTCAATAGTTCCAATATAATAGCTATTGGCACAAGTTCATTAGCGACAATTAATAATGCGACTGCAAATGGAACAGTTGCTGTTGGATATAAAGCTCTCATGTCAATGACATCTGCCGCTGGTAATACAGCAATAGGACAAGAAACAATGGGAGTCCATACTACAGGCGGTAAGAATGTAGCGATTGGACACCAAGTAATGTATGATACAGATGCTGGAAGCACAAGTCTTGGCTCTTCTGAAAATGTATTTATAGGTTATCAAGTTGCCTCTGGAACATGGACAGATTCGGCTTGTAATCATAATGTTGGGATAGGTAATGATGTAATGAGGGGTGCATTAGATGGGGCAAATTATAGCGTGGCTATTGGAAGTGAAGCATTAATGTCGTTAACAACTGCTAATGGCAATATTGCTATAGGTTACCAAGCGGGTACAGCAATCAATACTGGAGTTCATAATATCTGTATCGGATACCAAGCTGGTAGCAATATTCAAAGCGGTAGAGGAAGTGTGTGTATTGGTACAGGAGCAGCACCATCTTCTGCAAGTGTAAATGAGGAAATAGTTCTTAGTGCTGGTACAGATGCAGTTGGTGGTGGTGGTACTGAAACAATTAGAATTGGTGTTGATTCAGACCATATTACTAATGATTTTGGCGAAAATGCTACATGGACACATTCTTCAGACGAAAGAATTAAAAAAGAGATAAAAGATAATACACTAGGTCTTGATTTTATTAATGATTTGAGAACTGTAACGTTTAAGAAAAAAGCACCAAGCGAATATCCAAAAGAATTTGATACTTATAATGAAACAAAAACAAAAAGAAAAAATCCAGATAGAGTTAATTATGGGTTTATTGCTCAAGAAGTTAAAGCATCTATGGACAAAGCTGGACATTCTGAATTTCCAGTATGGAAAGAAAACGCTGATACAATGCAAGAACTTGGGGAAACAGAATTAATTACTCCATTAGTGAAGGCTATTCAAGAATTAACTGCAAGAGTGAAAGAATTAGAATCAAAACTTTAACTAATAACAGGAGAAGCAATGGCAAAAACAAAAAAAGACAAGCCAGAAATACTCACATTAGATGAAAAAGAGTATGAAATTAATAAAATGACAGATAAGCAAAAAATAATGGTTGCTCATCTCAGAGACATACAAAACAAACAGGCGACTAATAGGTTTGTCGCTGATCAATTACAAGTTGGTCACGATGGATTTGTAGATATGCTTAGAAGTTCATTAAATGACCCATCACCACATGATCCAGGAGATGAAAACGACTGATGATAATTCGATGTGCCTATGATTTTGATGTAGTAATACATAAAAACACTCGAAAAGGGATGACAAAGAAAGTGCGGTTGGCAGATGGCACTTTTTTAAATTTAACATATCCTGAATCAAAAAATTATTTCTTGAGGGTTGATGGTGTAATTGTTAAAAAATCTGATAGTTTTAAAGTTATTGAAGAAGAATATGTGAAAGAGTGTAATAATAAAAATGACTCTGATAATCATGGGCGTATCGACATTGTGAAACATAAAATAATTAATAATAAGGTAGTAGAAAGATGAAATCCCCATTAACAAAATTAGTTCAATGGCAACTAAAAACAGGTCAATTAGATGGTTGGACTGCTTACCATATTGGTGCAGGTGCTTTTTTTTGCAAAATATTTCAATGGCTTGGATGGAGTGACCTTTGGTGTGTTTTAGGTGTGTTAATACTTGGTGTAGCTTGGGAGGTTTTTGAATGGATAATAGAGAATTATGAACCTTACACGACTAAAAAAAGATGGGCATATAATACAATGGCTGATATTGTAGTAGAGACTGGCATTGCATGGTGGATGGTTCTATGATTTATGAAACAAATATCGATTGGGTTACAAACACAAGTTATCAAATAGATATAGAATATATTAAGGAAAAAGATTAATGGATTTTTTAGCCGTGTATGGGGAAGCTGGAATGATAGGTGTTGTTGGTGCAATGTTTGTTTATTTAGTGGTGTCTTTATCTAATAAATCAGCCAAGCAACAAGAAACATTGGAAAATTTGAAAGTTGAAAATAAAGGGCAATCTGAAACTCTTGAAAATATGGAGGGCATGATTATTAAACTTATTAGCAGATGGAATCAATCAGATGACAAATTAGATAGAAAGTTTGATGCTATGACTAAGAGTATTAATGACTTAGATAATCAAGTATCAAGAATAGATGGTAGTTTAAGCAGGATAAATGGAAAAAGCTAATGCGTGACCCAAGATTAAAAAGATTTGGTTTAAGTGGGTACAATAAACCCAAGAGAACACCAAGGCACAAAACTAAATCTCACATGGTTTTAGCAAAAAGTGGTAACAAAGTAAAATTAATAAGGTTTGGGCAACAAGGGGCAAAAACTGCAGGAAAACCAAAAAGGGGTGAATCTGCAAGAATGAAAGCTAAACGCAAATCATTTAAGGCAAGGCATCGGAAAAACATTGCTAAAGGTAAAATGTCGGCTGCTTACTGGGCGAATAAGGTAAAATGGTGATGGACACTTTAAGAGTTTTTGCAATAAGCACAACAAACTATTTTGTAAACATAAGCCAAATTAGTGAATACTTGCAGATCATGGTAAGTGTTTTATCAATAGTGGCTTTAATACTAACCATAAAAAAGGAAAAATAATGGATATAAAAGCAATAGTTGTAGGTGAGATAACAAAACAAGCAGAGGCATCCGTTCCACAATTAAAAAAAGCTATTAATCAGTATGTAATTGACGTAATCCAATCAAAAGAATTTGAAGAAGAATGGGCAACTGCAATCAATAAAAAGATAAATATTCCATGGATGAATGAAGAACAAGAGCAAGAGTTATTTGAAAACCTTATTGATAAAGGTACAGATATTTTTGCTGGAGTTATGACTAAAATACTAGAGAAAAAATAATGATTGACTCCATGCAAATATTAACTGTAATAAAAACAACTCTGGAAAAAATGGGGTCTAAATATTACAGCCATGATGCTATGATGATGGTTTACAGAACTGGGTTAGTTGAATCTAAATATAAATATATCATGCAAAAAGGGGGGAGCAATATAGCCAGAGGTTTTTTCCAATGCGAACCCTGGGTTGCTGTTAGCCTCTGTGATGATTATTTAAGATATAGAGAACAACTAATGAAAAAAGTTGCAGACGTTTGCTATTTAGATTGGAAACACTTTACTGATCCTGTTGAAGAAGATTGGAAAAATATATTAACAACAAATTTAATTGCTCAAATAGTAGTTTGCAGATTACATTATTGGAGAGTACCCAAGAAACTTCCAGAGTCATTAGATGATCAAGCAGTTTACTGGAAATCTTTTTACAATACTTCAAAAGGGTCTGGAACTGTTGAGCATTTCAAAGAAATTGTTGTTAAGTATGGCTGAACAAATAACTCAAGATATTGATGGAAATATTATTGGATGTAGGTATTGTGGAAGTAGGGATGTTAGAAAATTTGGTTTTTTGTATCGAGCAAAAAGCAAAAAACAACAATGGATGTGTAATAATTGTGGAAAACGTAGCGTGAATCCAATAATTTTAGAAAAAGCAGATTTTGTAAAACAACAATCAGACCCAGAGCATATTCCTATTGATGAATTAATAGAACATCGAAAAAGAAAATACTCTGTAAAAATCAAAGCAAAAGAATCCAAAACTTTAATTGATATAGAAATTAAAAAGCATGGTGCTATTGGCATTTGTCATTTTGGTGATCCTCATATAGATGATGATGGGACAAACATTGCTGAAGTTTATTCATTATGTAATTTAATAAATAAAACAGATGGAATGTTTGCAGGTAATTTAGGGGATGTGCAAAATAATTGGATTGGTAGACTGTCTTTTTTATATGGTCAACAATCAACAACTGCAAAAGAGTCATGGAGACTTACAGAGCATTTTGTAAATAGCGTTAATTGGCTCTATTTGGTAGCAGGAAACCATGATGTCTGGAGTGGTGATGGTGACCCCCTAGATTTTATAATGAGAGGACATCAAGGCGTTTATGAAAAATGGGGTGCAAGATTAAATTTAAAATTCCCAAATCAAAGACAAATTAGAATTAATGCTAGACATACATTCAAAGGTTATAGTATGTGGAATACTGCACATGGCGTGGCAAAAGCTGCCCAAATGGGTTGGAAAGATCACATTCTTACTTGTGGTCATACTCATGTTAGTGGTTATCAAGTTTTAAAAGACCCAGCATCAGGCTTAATTTCTCATGCGTTGCAAGTTGCAAGTTTTAAAATTATGGATGGCTATGCAGATAAATTAGGACTAGATGATAAAAACATATTTAATGCACCAGTTACAATTATTGATCCTCACTATGAAGATCATGATAATAGACTTATTACAACTATTTTTAATCCATACGAAGCAGCTGAATATTTAACATGGAAAAGATCAAAGAAATAAGAACTGATGATATTGATTATAATGCTTTTGATTTAATGATGAAATGCAAGGAATTATCTAAACAAATAGATTTATCAAATGTTATTTTAGATAATATGAGTATAGATGAAAAAGAAATTATAATAACAATTATAGAATCAATAAGAAATCTTGAATTTGAAATAATTGAAGAGCCTTATTTAATACCAAAGGCAAAAGCATGAGTACATATCACGAAAGTTATTGCAATACCACTACTGATTTGACCTTTATTGAGCCAAATATTAGTGAATACGATGGGAAAAAAGTTTTAGCGAGTAACTTTACCACTACTGACACTTCTAACCTTTATCAACTAAATAACACAGGATTTATTGACCAACTTTTTAAAGATGGGGTAGAAATGACCTCTGTAACAGACACCCCTAATGCAGACAATGAATATAATTATTCTACTAGCACTGATTCATTTCAGTTTTTTTTGTCATCATCTTCTGTTTCTGCATTAAATTCTAGTGTTTTTGAGGCATCCCGTGACTGGAGCGATCTTAAAACTGAGGTGGTAAAAAGAGCCTCTGACTTTGTCCGCAACTATCTCCCTTTCCCAATATACCCAAACAAAGGCGTTGGCTCTGGGGATGCCACAAATTTTGATTACCCTGAGATAATATCTAGGTGTACTGCAATCATGGCAGTTGAATCCCTTATAAGACCATATGATGTAGAAAAAGCAGACCAAATAAAATCTCAAGCTATCAATGAGCAAGGCACTGGTTTCCTTGATATGCTAAGAAAGGGTGAAATCACCTTATATCAAAGCGAAGATGAATCCAAGCATAGAGGTATTTTAAGAATAGTGTCTACTGACACAAATACAACTGGAGGAATAGTTGATATAAGAGGTCGATCAAATTACCCTTGGGATATAATAAAAATAATTATAAGTGCTGGTGGGACATTTAGTGCAGGAACTGCAAACACCAGTGTAAAATTTAATTCTTTTATTGGCAATGAAAATGGTTTGAAGCTAGAGCAAATGGCTAATGATGAAATAATTGATGGATATTGGCAACTTGTAGGTCATGATATGTATGTCAGATTTTCTCCTGGAGTTTATGTTGCAGATGATGAATGGGAACTAGAGGTGAGTGGAGAATTAGATCAAACCTTTACACCAATTAAAACAGTAAGGGCATCGAGGTATTAATGCCAATAACATTTACAAATATTGTTTTTGATGAAATCTTGGAAAACCTTAACAAGATTATTAATGATGAATTTAATATACCAGTTTATTATGATGAACATAAAGGAAATCAGTCATTTTTATTAATACCAGAGAGCGATGAATTAGTAACCAATATTAGTAGTGGTATGCAAAGGCAGTATAATGTTATCATTAATTATGAATTAAAATCTGGTGGCAAGTACACTAAAAATACAATCAAGCAAGTCTCTAACGTAATGGAGCGATTAAAAAGGCTTGTTTATGATAACAAAATACAAAACACAGGAGCAGAATGGTTTGATGCTCAAATTAGCACAATAAATTATGAGATTGACGAAGATGACAAATCGTTAGTTAGGGGCATAGCAAATTTTAATTGTCAAAACATGGAGTTGATTTAATGAAAGTTAAAGCAAAATTAAATAAAATTTACAGAGTTAATCCAAATGGTGTGCTTTGTGATAAATCTTCACTTGGTAAACTCAGGGCAGGTGAAGTAGTAGAAATCCCTGAAGATGCTGGAAACGAATTACTAAAAATGGGATTCGTAGAAAAGGCTAAAACAAAAAAACAAAGTAAGGAGGCTAAATAATGGCTGACACAAGAGTTCTCCCTGTAAGTAGTATAAAGTATGGTTTAAAAGCCGAAACAGCTTTTGGGGTAGGTATAGACACAGATGGTGATGATGGGACTGCGTATTTAACGCAACCTGTTGTCCAAGCACAAAAACCAACATTTAATATTTCTAGGGAATCCAGATTATTAAGTGGCAGAGGTACAGTAAAGAATGCTGCAGATACAGTTGTAAATTTAAGGGGTGGTACAGTTACTGCACCTTTTGAAATGTTAGCAACGCCAAGGACATTGGCTCAGCACGCCCTACTTGTTGGGCAAGAAAGTGGAACATCTGGAAGCACATTACATGAAATGGATATAGATGGGACAAGCAATTTAACTTCTATGGGTGGAAGTATCACAAGTGGTATGCCTCATAGTGTTAATTTAGCTTATTATCCAGCTGCAGGTGAGGGTATAAAAGTAACTGGCGTTGTCGTATCCGATTTAACAATAACTGGTGATGTAGGTGCTAATAACGGACTGGTGAGCATTGGTGGAAATTATTTTTCTGGTTTTAGCAACCCAATATCAACAGGAACAGTTTTAGAGCAAACTTTTAATGGAACTTGGGTGGATGCTCAAACTCAATACTTTAATGTTATGGACTTTGACACAAGGACATTAGATGTTGAAGGTAACGCAACCCAAACTTTTATCATGAAATCATTTAGCTTTAATATAGCGAATGGTGTTAATAGAGTTGGTTTTAATACAAATGGGGATGCTGAAGTTTATGTATTCCCAGAGTATGTTGTAACTGGTAGCATAGTGATAAAATATGATGATGAGTTTGATTATGGTGCTGGCAATAACGTAATCCAAGATTTTCTTGATGGTAACACAATGACACTTAATTTGATTTGTGGGTCTGGTAATGATGCAGCTGGTGAAATGGAAATAACTGCAGAGATACAATATACTGGTGATCCTGGACAAGATTTAAGTGAAACAGGTGTATTTCATACTCTTGAGTTTGAGTGTGTGCAAAATAGTTCTAATAAGGCATTTAAATTGGAGACATTTGAAAATAGTGCAATAACAACTTGGTAATTAGGGAGATTAAATGATAGTTGAAACAAAACATGGGGACTTTGAAGTAAATGAAATAACAAGAAAGCAAAGGCGTGATCATTATAAAGAGGTAAAAAAAGCGTTTAATGATAAAAACGACTTAATGGAGATGCACGACCTAGCAGATAAATTCACATTGTTGGCTTTTGGTTCTGAGGAAGAGGCAGAAAAAAAACTAAAAGGATTGACAGTTGTTGAAGAAGATGAAGTGCTTTCAGCTATTATCGTTGCATATATGGGTCTTGAATTGGGAAACTCTACTGGCGATTGAGGAGTGCTGTCTGGTTTACGCAATTAGGTTTTCCAGATAATAATTTTACAATACCTTACACTGCTCGGTCGCCTGTAAGTGGTAGAAAGATTTTTTTTGAAAATAAAAATCAAGTAGAGGAAGAAATAAAAAGAGTTTTAAATCAAAAAGGTGTTTCAAAGTTTGGGGTTGGTCAAACTCTCTACTATGAAATGCCTTTTTTTACAAATCCTAAATATCATATTAAAAAATGGGTTTGGGATGTTTTAGAAGATTATAGGCTAGTAACTAAATTTAATATCCCACTAGGGAAAGACTTAGATAATATTTGTGCGATTAAACTTGATATGTTTGGAATAATTGAGCAAGAAATAAACAACATTAAGAAACACAAAGCAGAATCAGATGGCTAAAAATTTAATATTAAAAATATCAGAAAAAGGGGCAAAGAAAACCACATCATCTTTAAAGAAAGTAGGTAGTGCAGTTGCCTTTATAAGTAAAGCATCTGCAATAGCAGGGGCAGGTGTGGCTACGCTATCGACTAAACTTGCAGGAGATTTTCAAAAGAATTTAAAAGAAATTTCAACTCTAATGAACAATTCTACCAATAGAGATTTGCAAAAAATGTCTAAGGAATTAAGACTTGTTTCACAAGCTTCTGGATTGGCGTTGGACTCTTTAAGCAAAGCAAAATATGACATCATATCTGCAGGGTTTAGCAACGCAGCTGACTCTGCAAAGATATTATCAGCAACTTCAAAACTAGCAGTTGGTGGGGTTACAAGTGCAGCTGAAGCTGCCGACATACTTACGACATCGCTCAACGCATTAGGGTTGACAGCTGATGATGTGAACGAGGTTTCTGATTCGCTATTTACAACTGTTAGACTAGGTAAAACCACAATGAGCGAATTAGCATCTAGCATGGGGCAAGTATTACCTTTTGCAAGATCAGCTGGTCTTAGTTTAGATGGTGTAAACTCGGCAATGGCAACCATTACAGCAAGTGGTATCTCAACTGCTCAAGCTACAACTGCTTTACGAGCTGCCTTAGTTTCTTTGACATCTCCAGCAGATAGTTCTAAAAAAGCAATGGAGGAGGCAGGAATTGAAATAAAAAGGTTTGATGATGGGACATTAGACCTTGTAGGAACAGTTAAACAATTCCAAGGTCTTGACCCAGACACATTTAAAAAGATAATACCTAGAGTTGAGGCAATTTTAGGTATTCAAACAATGGCTAATAATTTTGACACCCTTACTAAAAATGTAAATACCTTTGCAACAGAATCAGCTGGAGCAACAGAAAAAGCGTTTGAAAAAATGGCATCTGGGTTTAATCAACAAATGGCGATGTTAAAAAACAGTATTCAGTCTGTATTGATAGAAATTGGAACTGTTATAATATCAATCATACAGCCAAAACTTGAGGAAGTAAATAAAGAATTTGCAAAATTAGGTGAGATTGGATTTGACAATTTAGCTAAAGCAGTAAAAAATGATTTGCCCACAATAATGAAAACAATGGTAAAGATTATTTCATTGATTTTAGATAATATTGACGCAAGATTGGCAGTTACTAGGTTGAAAATTCAAGATGCTTTTGATCCATTTAATAGCATTAAACCTGAAGCATTTGCAAAATTGAATGAAAAAATTGTTTTGCAAAATAAAGCGACTGCTGATATTATTGGAGATTTATTTAAGGGAATGTATGATGACATAATTGCTGGTGCTGAAATCCAAGCAAAAGTTCAAAAAGAAATGGATGAGGAGCTAGGCGATAATAAATTAAAACAAATGTTGTCAGAGTTAGATTCATTGAGGGCGAATTTAGAGGCTAAAAAATCTATTAAAGATGAAGAAGTTGCTTTAGAAGAGGAAACCTCTAGCCAGATTAATGAAATTAGAAATTCATTATCTGAGGAAGATAAACAAAGAATTGTAGAAGAACTAGAAAATAAAAACATTTTATATAATGCAACTTTAGCTGCTCATGATCAATTTGTGAATACGCTAACAGATGCAGAAATGCATGGTGCAGAAAGACGAAAGAAAATTGAAGAAGCAGTAAAAAATAGTGCAATTAGATTTTTAGGTGAACACACAAAAGCATTTATTAAAAAGAAAATGCAGGAGGTTGCTTTTGAAAATGCAACAAACCAAATAAAATTAGGTTCTCAAAAAGCAACTGCATTGAAAAGTTTTTTAATAGATAAGGGTAAAGCATTTGGGAGCGTTATCGCATCTATGGCTGAGGCTAGTGCTAAAATGATAGCAGCTGCTGGGCCGTTTGCTTTGATTGCTGCTCCTGCCATT